ATCTGCATAGCAATCTTCATCACAATCATGTGCTATGTTTTCTCCCTCGCAGAACCGGCAATAAGCACGTTCTTCACAAGCATACTTTCCGTTACACTGATAATGATCGTGAACGGCTTCCCTAAGCATTTCTTCTTTCTTAGTCATATTATTTACTCATCTTTTATTCTTTCCTTCAATTCAGCAATCTCTTTTTTTAATCCTTTGTATGTTTCCTCCCAATCCTTATCAGCAAGAAGATAACCTACTCTTACAGCACTTTGCGCCCCATACAGATAAGCTTTTGACAAAGCTTCTTCCATCCATTCCTGGAAATGGTTCATATCCTTACATGGACCAAGTATTCCATTACAATCCATAATTTTCTTTGCAAAATCATGGGCATCTTTCTGATACCCTTTATCATTCATTACATTGGGTAATTGTTTTGGCATCATATTTATTTCTCCTCCTTTTACTTTTATCGGTTACAAATCTCATTCATGGCTTCATTCCATGGAATCTCCCCAAGATATTTCAAGCAGGCATCCCAACCTGCTTCAAATCCTTCCGAAAACTCCTCAGCATAACATTCATAGTCACAATCGTGTGCAGTGTTCGTCCCTTCGCAGAAACGGCAATAAGCACGCTCACTGCAGGCGTATTTTCCGTTACACAGGTATTCCTTTTGTACTGCTTCTTTCAGTAGCTCTTCTTTTCTTGTCATAATTATTCCTCATATTTTGCATTATCATTATATGTCATTTCAACAGACCAAATCTGCGCATCAGTTATTCCTACTTTATATTTATCTTGATATTTCCTAATGCGCTGAAAAACCTTTTCGTTTTCCGAGTCTGTCAAAAATCCATTTATATGAAGATATGTTCTACAGAAATCCGACTTAGCAAGATTTTCTCTTTTATTTTTATTTCCCATAATCATTCCTCTGTATTAGGTATTAAATCTTTAACATAATCCCAAGTCATGACCGTATTCCATACATATTCTCCGTAGTAGCATAAATCGTAACCTCCATACAATGTTCTAACCAGCAGCAACTGCCCTGGCATAGGTTTCTCTGTAGAATCATGCCAAACAATGTTTATGCGCCATTCAGCCCATCCACAAAGGCCTTATGCTTTGCCATTACTGAATTGTTATCGGTGAATCCCAATGAGCTGCCAGAATAATCTCCGGCAGCTTTTTCAATATCTTTTCTTTTCATGGCTTCTCCTTTCTTCGTTGTTCTCTTTGAGCTATCTGCTCTTTAAGCTGTTCGATTGTCTTCTTCTCGAAATTCGGACACTTATACACATCGCCATAAGTAATAAGCACAATGAGTGGGAACAAAAGTCCGTGCTTACAGCTTCTTCCGAATGCGTCTGCATATCTACAGTCCTCACAATGTTGGTTTACATCATACGCGGCCATTTTATCTCCTTTCCACCTATCCCAGCATCCACCACATGACTGCCAGAAACAGGTAATACAATTTCGTTTTCATTGATTATTCAAATTTTAGTTCAAGTTGGCTACTTGGTTCTTTATACCCAGGATTAGCAAACATGAAAGACTTTCTCAGTGCTTCGGAAATCCTTTCACGCATAGCCTTGGAAACATTGTTCCTGTCTGCTTCGCTGTTAACCAGCAGGCATCTTTCAAGACTACCATTCATCGGCTTCTCATCAAGGAATAAGCTGTACTCCGTGAAAATCCGGTTTTGCTGCTTGCCTTCCTTTTCTTCCTCATCGGTCTGGTAACGTTCGATTACGGTGTCCTGTATTGTTCTCAGGCATCTTTGTCCACGGTCGCTCCGGCAACCCTGCATATCGTTCTCGAACATGACCGACAAAGCACGTTTCTTACGGACATTTCCTATTCTAGCCCATCCATAATAGACTTTTAACTTTACCATCTCACTTATTAATTACTATTGCTATAGTTTTAGTTCCAGTTCCGCTTTCCTTGAAAGAGCCTTCTTCAATCTCAAATTTCTTCCCTCCATTATCCTCCAGCCATTGTCTGAAATCATTACACTCAGATTCACTTCCAAATTCCCAGTGAGGACCAGTTATTGCAGCCAGGACACCGCCGGGATTTAAACACTCATACATACGCCTTACATGCCGAATGTCCTGATTTTTACTGAATGGTGGATTTGCTATAATCTTATCATACTGTGCAATATCACACTTCGTGAAGTCATCTCCAAGAATACGTATATTATCCTTTTTCGATAGAATTTCTTTATTCTCAGGCATAAGTTCATAGCAATCTACAATTACGTCCGGACAGCTTCGATGAATCGCATCTATGATAGCACCAGTACCAGCACTGGGTTCCAGAACCTTTTCATCATCGTGCACACCACCGGCCAACATAACCAGCCAGTCGGCTACTTCTGGAGGTGTTGCAAAAAACTGGAAGTCCTGCTGTAAATTGCACCGCTTACCTTCATGAAGAATATTGAATACTCGTTCTGCATTAAATGGAAATGTAAATCCTTGCACCTTGCCACCCATCCAGCTACCTCCGGCTTCTTCAATCCATTTTTTAGCTTCTGCGTATGATTTCTTATTAAATTGTACTTGAGGAAGTTTCATCACATTATTTTCAAGCGTACAATGTTTAAGAATATCCTCAACACTCCATTTACTTCCAGAATCATCCTTATTGCGCTTGTTGTTCTGCTCCAGTTCGTCACACCCCAACAGACGGTTCAACGACTTCTGTACTTTCACACTTATTTCTGCCATCCTTGACATCCATTGCAGGATTGCAGTCATAAACTCCAAATCCACGTGTCCGGTCTCATCGTAAATGTTTTCCCGGTCTATCAATTCCGGAAGGTTATCCATGAACATGAAGCTACCATACAACGCTTCGATTAAATTCTTTTTTCTGCTCGTCATAACTTTTCTGTAAATAAATTCTTGTAGTATCAATACTTCCGTGTCCCAATAGGTCAGCCAACTGTACCACATCATTGTTTTTTTTCAGATACATTTTTGCAAAGAAATGCCGGAAAGCATGAGGATGCATCTTGCTTCTATCTATTCCGCACTTATCGCCCCAGTCTTTCATTGACTGGCACAAGCTCCGCTGTGTCAGCCTTCCGCACTTACCAACTGCTACATATCCAGTCTTGTGACTCTCCTTTACGTATGCTTTTACTTCCGCCTGTAGCTGCCTGCTGAAAAAGAACCTCCGGTACTTGTTTCCCTTTCCCTTTAGAGTGACTTCACCGGAAAGGATGTCCTCCCATTTGAATTGGAAGAACTCGCTTACCCTCGCCCCAGTCGTAGCCAGTATCTTGATGAAGAAGTACCTGTCGCGGTTAGGACAAGTTTTCAAATATTCAAGCAACCTGTTGTATTCGGCTTCTGTCGGAACATTCTCCGTATTCAACTCCTTCTTGAACTTTGGGCGCTTCAACTCTATCGGCTTCTTCATCCATTTGCTGAAACGTTCAAGTGCGGTAATACGTAGGCGTATTGTTCTGGGAGACAAACCCTCATCCTCCAGCATCCGCACAAAACGCTTGTAATTGTCAACCGATACCTCGTTGGCGTATTCGAAATATTTCTTAATTGAAAAAGAATATATTTCCAGAGTGTGTGGAGAGTAATCTT